GTGGTTATGCAGGACCTCAAACAAACGCAATTAACTTAACTGCAACATATGAGCTTATTAATGCCGTAGAGGATACTGTACTTGATTTAGTTGCAAGTGCTATTGATGATATTATTACAGATACAGGTGTATCTGCTGTAGACACAGCAACAATGGATATTGCTGTTACAACGCCAAGTGGCGCACAAACTATTAGTGTAGGAGTAACGGCAACACCAACAGCAGTTACGCTCTCTGTTCCAACTGTAGCAGGTAAAATAGAATCAATTCAAATAGATACAGGTATGGCATCTGCTGATAGCCAACCAGAACCAGTAGCAGAGGTTGCTGAAGCAGTTGCCGAAGTAGAATCTGCTGTTGAAGAACAGGAATCTAGTTCTGAAGAGAAAGAAGAAAAAGAAGAGACTCAAGAAACTAAAGCAGATAAAGCAAAAGCAGTACAAGCTATAGTAACAAGAGTCTTACAGGCAGTTTCAATGGCAGGAGGAGATACAGACAGCACTAAACTAGCATTAATGGGTATTCTTGGAACACCTGGGTTTCGCTCCTATCAACAGCAAGAAATGCCAGATGTTGCATTTTACGATACGACTGTAGCGTATGAATCTACTACGTATATTGACCCATTAGGTAGTATACTAAATTTAGGGTCTGATTCCATGATGAACGAAATGATTGATTCACAATATGAATAGTGGGTAAATATGGAAGTTGAATATGGCGGGATAAAAGCAACTGGTGGTAAGTTATTCGTTATTATATCTTTATTAGGAACTGTTGGTGCTGGACTTTGGGGTGGATTTGAGTTCTATAAAGATTACCAGGATATGAAGAAACAAATCACATCATATGTAGCACCTGATCTATCTGGTTTTGATAAGAAATTAGGAGTTCTAAATATTGAAGTTACTACTACAAAAGAGCTACTTGGTACTGAAGTTCGCACTATGAAAGCAATTATCGATGAAGCTCAAGATACTACTAGAGACATTCGAACAACCATGAAAACAGATATTAATCTATTTTCAGATCAAATAGCTGCAATAGATAAGCGGTCTAGAGCGGATGGGCTAGAAACACGAACAGCAATGAGAAATGCTGAAAATGAAGTAAGAGAACTAATAGCTGACACATCTAAGCGTTGGGATGATAAGCTACAAAAAGTAGACAATAAGCTACAAAAAGTAGATAATCAGATAGAACAATTAGAAGAGAAGCTAGATAAGAAAATTACTAAAGCACTTGAAAATCCATTAGCAGCAATGACCAAGACAAAGTGAGGAACAGATGGATAAGCTCAATGAGATGTTGATAGGTAGCTTAGCTTTAATAGGAGGATTTCTAACAAAACGAATATTCAATAACCATGACACTCTAAGTGATCGTATTACTGCTTTGGAAAAAGTAATGTTAACCAAAGAAGATCTAAACCCACTTGAACGTAATGTAGATATGATTGTTACTCATTTAATTACCGCTAAATATGATAATAAAAATGACTAGTAATTTAACTTTTATTTGGTGTTTAGTAGCAGGTGCGGTAACCTTAGCTGTGTGGTTAGGCGTTAATAATTAATAACCGGAGAACTAAAATGATTGCAACTATAATTGGTTTTATTGATAAAGCAATGCCAGGACAAAAAACTTATGTATTGATGATTCTTGGTGTTGGTATGACAGTATGTCAAATGTGGGGTTTTCATTCTTTTTCGCAAGAAGCATGGGGGTTGTTGGGTATAGGCGGTGCTGCTACTTGGAAAATGGGCAATGACAGAGGGAAACCTGCTGTTAAAAAATGAATGAGCTGATCATTACGATCATGCTGATAATACCATCTCCTACTAAATTAATTGATTGGTCTGTGAATGAGATTCCTACGCAAATACAGATTATTCATAAGTCTGGTCTCGAAGTGAGCTACACCGCGACCCCTGTATCCTGCAAATTTCAACCCAGGCATAAAAATGAGATGATATTTAGATCGCCGCAAAATCGTTGTTATTCTGTGTACGATTTAACTAGTCCAAGATTTGTTAGACATCCAGATCATTGGTATAAAATTGAGCTACCTCAATAAACACCATAGGAGAATAATATGGACATAGCTACAATGTTTGAAGGACAGGGATGGTTTGCAATAGCAGGACAAATAGTACTTATATTTACAGCAGTTACTGGGGCACTACCTGATAGATTTGTTCAAAAGATTCCAGTACTTGGAACTGTTTGGCCTATTTTCAATTGGTTAGCAGGTAACGTATTTAATAATATTAATCATCCTAAAGGAATGGCCGCTCAAAATGATGTGGAGAAAGAAATTGACGCAGCTAAAGCAAAAGTTCGGGATAGGTCTGGTATGCCTGACGTTCTCGACGGGATGTAGTCTTCCTCTGGTCGAATTAGTACCTCCTTTAGCTAATTTTGCTTTGGGATTTTACGACCATAACGACTACTATTCCAAAGAGTGTCTATGGTATGACGAGATTAAACTTAACGATGATACAAAGAAGTGGTTATTAGAGAGTAGCCCGCCGGAAATTGTATCCGAAGACCTGTCTAAAGTCAGTAGAAACAATGACATATACAGAGAAGTATGTAAAGAGCATAAAAGTATGATGGATAAAATGAAAGACAAAGCAGATAGAGTAATCGATAAAACCTTGATGGCAACCGAGGAAGAATGATTTACTACAAAAGAAAAAAGAAAAAGAAACCTCCAATAAGATATTAAAAATGAAAATATTTCTCTGGATTATAGGAGGTGCGGTAATTCTTTGTGCTGCACTTGGTATTATCTATATTGCTGCTTTATCAAGAATCCATTAGAATTTACTATTTACCCACTTGTAGAATACATATAAGCCCATTAGCATTAGTATATAAATAATACCGTCAAACCAGGGGATTTCATTTAAGAAATCTGCTGTATCTCCAGATAGTTCTCCAATCATAAGTCCCCCTACCACATCCATGATATATATGAATATCTAGCCCCTTTTGTAACAGGAGTAATTTCATGTGGATATAAAAAATTTGAAGGAAATATCAAAAGATCTCCTTGCTTTGTATCTATTTTTTTATCCTCAAGCATAATCAATTCACCTCCCTCATAATTATCATTCAATATTCCTATAATAGAGAGTATTGGTATGCCTTTTCTTTCACCATCAAACAAAGCATGAATATGATCACAATGCTTCCGCATCATTTGGTCAGGATAATATCGTATAAATTTTAAACTAGAATACCCTTCCCAATCATTAAACCAATTAAATTTAAAATATTGTATATATTCGGATAGGATTGGATGTAACTTTTGTATTATAAATTCATTTATTTTTGCAACTTTGTCAGAAAACAAAGACTGAAAAATAAAATCTGGTTCATTTTGTTGAATGGACTGAGATGCATTCGTATTATTATTATACCACTCGTGTTTGTTCCAAGTATTCTTATCTAATTCTTTTATACAATTTTTACAATATTCTTCATCTAAAAAATGTTCTTTATGAAAAATATAATGTTCTATATTTTTATCCATCTTAAGAATAAAGCCAAACTACGCCAGGAGTCTTTGTAGGATCTACATCGACATGAATGAAAGTCTTTGCAATCCCTACTCTATCAAATACTTGAAAAGCTGCATTTAATAATTGATAGCGCTCAGCTGAACCCTTATAAGCTAAATCTGCCGCCCAACCGCCTACATGACTGCTGGTTTCAACGGCGCCTATATTACCATTATGCCGCTCACACCTAACTCCGCTAGAAATTACAATTCCCCGTTTTATAATATTTCTAATCATTTGCACTTTTGTAGCTAGGTCATTATTAATATCATCTCTCCCACACCCACATTTGCAGGCGTATTCTTCTTTATTAAAATTATCGGTTAAGTCACCCATATTAGCTCCTTTTATACCTACATTTTTTACTACAATATCGTCTGTCTTTTCTAGCTATAAATATAATCCCACAGCTTTTACAAGTTACTTTACTATTATTTTCTTTTTCTACGTGTACTTTTCTTTGTCTGAGTTCTCTTAAATTTTTGCATTTTACTGAACAAGTTAATCGTCTAGCATCTTCAACTATATTAGTACAGTTCTCTTCAATACATTGTTTTCGGTCAGCCCCAATACGGTGATATTTAACATTTTTCTTTAAACGTTTTCCACCTGTATATGGTGATCTATGTGTGTCAATTTTAACACTTTTCCAGTGAAGTTCTGATACCTCTTTTGCTGGTATTGTTTTTACTTCTATTAGCTTTCCGTCTTTATCTGGTTTTAAAACCTTTACGGAATTTATCATGTTAACTCCCGTTTACTTTATCTTTAAATAAGTTAGAAGCTTTGAATTTAATAACTTTTCTAGCTTTAATAAGTGCTGGCTTACCAGTTTTTGGATTACGCCCCATTCGTTCAGCTTTACCTCTTGTAGTAAAGACACCAAAACCACGGATTACTAATCTTCCATCTTCTGTAACTCCTTGTTTAATAGAGTCTATAACCACTTCTACATAATTTTCTGCTTTTGATACCGAGGTATCTAGTCTTTTAGCCACTGCATTAGTTAGATGTATTTTACTCATAAGATCTCCTTAATTTTGTGTCCCCCTCTTTATAAGCGGGCTCAGGATTAGGATACTTCTTAAACAACTCATTTACAATAGCTTGCAACCGAATCTTATCTCCTTCAACATCTGACCTAGGTGGGCGGTCATCTTCACACATATCTCGCATCTGAGCGTCTCTCAGGACGTATAAAGAGGCTATAGCTTTAGTAATGTGATGAAGATTACTATCTGGGTCTATATCTTGTCCTTCCCAATAGTCAAATAGATGCCCTATAGTGGCATCAATATAGGTACTGGCTCGAACACCTGCTATACGGTAATTATGACGGCCGTATTTCATGGCTCCTTCCATAACGCCAATAGTAACTTCTTTAGTTACATTAGCAGGAAGGCCTGAGTAAAATCTAGGTTTTTTAGTTCCGACTGCGTCTTTAGGGTTTGTTTTTTTAGACATAATTCCTTTCTATATGTTATATATTATACACTATGAATGGGTTTAATTTTACAGATGAAGAATTCCTTTTTGTTATGAATTTAATATGTAAATTAGAGGCGCCATTAGGAGAGGAATACATTCCTCTAAAATCTATGGATGAACGGATTGATATGGGGCGTTTAGACAGTTTAAGTATGATTGTCTTTTTTGTATGGTTATCCCACCTATTTGGTATTCCTGAGCCTAAATTACAAGATTTTATAAAAAAAGGAAATTTAACTATCCAATCAATAAAAGACTTTGTTATGACTGAATTTACCCAAACTTGCTCTATGGCTGAAGTAAAAGAATATGCTAAAAAATGTATGTAACTCACACAAATTCAGTATATTCCGAGGATATCACTCTATTAGATCACGTTCCTTATCCTCAATATGTTCACGAAGTAGCTAATAGTGGTGGTATGCCAGTTGATCAAGGCATTAAAACAATGCCTGGAGAACTGATTGATTATGTATTAAAAGGCAAGCATGGCGCTAATCCTGGAACATATGAGTTTATTCAAGCTTTAACTGAGCTAAGTACTTGTAAAATAGGGTTAATATTAGCTTCGGGAAATAATGTATGGCCTGGGTATTTAACGACGATTCTTCGTTCAAAGCAATATCCTGCTTATAAAGTACCAGTAATGGGGATAACACAGGTATACGCAGGATATATTGCTAATCAGATTGGGTCCTTTGATTATATCTCAACTGATAGCACAAGTTGCATTAGCGGGCACTCTGCTTGGTATACAGCTTACAATATGTTAGCCTTAGAGGTATTAGACGCTGTAGTTGTTATTTCAGTAGATAATGGCCTCTCAGAAGAATACTTAACTATATTTGGACAAAATGGCTTAAGTAAGCTAGTTCACGAAGAGAATGATCCATCTATTATTAAATTTAGATTAGGACATGGTTGTAATATAACTGTATTTGAAACTAAGCCAGAATCATGCAGTTATTTGGTATTAGCTAAAATTACTGATATGCATATTGCAGCTGAGTCACATCCTAGTCCATTAGGTATATCTTGTACTGGAGAGGGGTATAAAAAAGTTATAAATAACGTGGATACTAATGACATTAATTTTGTTAAAATGCATAGCACGTTTTCTGCAGATAATAGGATTGAAGAAGAAATAATTAAAGATAAATTTGGGGATATTAAATTAATTAACTATAAATTACGCATTGGGCATACTATGGGAGCAGCTACTGCTATAGAAACAGCACTGGCAATACAGGAAGAATCCGGCAAGTTTCTTAGCTTGGGAGCTGGAATGGGTAATGTATTTTCATCTGCAGTAGTGGAGATTTTATGATATTTTCGCATGTAAGTTTAATACAAGAAGGAGAAGCGGCATTATTTTATCGATTTAGTCGGCCGTTAAATGGGTATATGATTGCAGGAGTATTAGTTAGTGATAACGTAGAAGCTAAAATGAATTTTGCTAAGGTTTGGACTTATTTTGTATCAGAAGTAGTACAAGCTGATGATATATACGCTTCTATTCCTTTGGGAGTATCAAACTCTATGTTCGAGAATTATTGTGAGTATCATGATACAATAGATGGCCTTAAAATATATAAGGTTGATAATTTTCTTAAAAAGCAATACAGTAACTATGATAAACATATAGAAAGAGCTGGGAAGACATCATGAGTGAAAAAGATACTGACGATTTAGATGTTGATCAGACTGAAACTGATGCTTCTACTTTAGTAGATTGGGAAAACCCACCTAGTCTTGCTGACCTTAAACAAGATCTTGATTCTGCTCGAGTAGCTCATCAGGCGCATACTGTAGAAGTAGATGCTTGGTTAAAAGTACTTGATGGTGAACAGACTATTAACGCAAAACGCGGACGTTCTAAGCTAGTACCTAGACTAGCACGTAGGCAAGCCGAATGGCGGTATGCTGCTCTATCAGAACCTTTCCTATCCACCGATGATCTATTTAATACCTCTCCTCAAACTTTTGAAGATAAAGAAGCTGCCGTACAAAATGGTATGTTATTAAACTACCAACTTAATTGTCGTATGGATAAAGTAGCTTTTATTGATAATTACATACGTACAGCAGTAGATGAAGGAACTGTAGTTGTACGGATTGGTTGGGAATTTGAAGAGGGCAAACGTAAAATTTATGAAGATATAATGGAACAGCAGCCAGTAGTGGATCCAGGCACTGGTCAACCAGTAGTAGACCCTAATACCGGACAACCTGCCATGCAGGAAGTTAAAACTGGTCAAAAATCAAGAACAAAAACTATCACTACTAAAAATCAACCAGTATTAACGGTATGTGATTATAACAATTTAGTATTAGATCCTACTTGTGAGGGTGATATAGAGAAGGCTAGCTTTGCTGTTTATAGTTTTGAAACTTCTTTATCAGAACTTAAAAAAGATGGGCGATACAAAAACCTTGATGATATTAATTTTGAGAGTGCGTCGGTATTATCAGAACCAGATCATGAAGTTAAATCAGATGATACATCTTTTACGTTTAAGGATAAGGCACGTAAAAAAGTTATTGCTCGGGAATACTGGGGGTATTGGGATATCGATGATACTGGGGAAGTTAAACCATTTGTAGCTACCTGGGTAGGTAATACTTTTATTAGATTAGAAGAAAACCCTTATCCAGATAAAAAACTGCCTTTTGTATTAGTTCAATACTTACCTAGACGCAAGAATATTTATGGAGAACCTGATGCCGCTCTTATTGAAGATAATCAAAAGATTGTCGGTGCTGTTACTCGCGGTATTATTGATATTATTGGTCGTAGTGCTAGTGGGCAACAGGGTATTCGAAAAGATGCTCTTGATGTAACTAATGCACGTAAATTTGAACGCGGCGAAGATTATAAATTTAACGCTAATATAGATCCACGACAGGCTTTTCATATGGAAGTCTATCCTGAGATCCCACGTTCTGCTCTTGAAGTATTAAATATGCAGAATAACGATGCTGAAGCATTAACAGGTGTTAAGGCATTCACGCAAGGTATTTCTGGTCAAGCCTTAGGAGTTACGGCTACTGGTATTAGATCAGCACTTGATGCTACATCTAAACGTGAATTAGGTATTCTACGTAGACTTTCAAATGGACTGAATCAAATTGGTCGTAAAGTTATTTCTATGAATGCGGAATTTTTAGAAGATGAGGAAATTATTCGTATTACCAATGAAGAGTTTGTCGCTATTAATCGAAATGATTTAGGAGGGAAATATGATATCAAGCTTAATATTTCTACTGCTGAAGCTGATGAACAAAAAGGTAGTGAATTAGCATTTATGCTACAAACTATGGGTAATACTATGCCAGGAGAAATGAGTCAGATGATTTTGGCTGATATTGCTAAATTACGCAAAATGCCTGATTTAGCTAAGCGTATTTCTGAATATCAGCCTCAACCTGATCCTATGGAACAACAGAAAGCTCAACTTGAAGTAGCATTACTACAAGCTCAAGTTCAAAATGAAACCGCTAAGGCTCAAGAAAATGCCGTTGATGTTGAACTTAAAACTGCTAAGACTGAGACCGAACGGGCTAAAGCACGAGGTATGCATAGTGGCGCAGATATGACTGATCTTGATTTTGTTGAGAAGGAATCCGGAGTTCCTGGCGCACAAAGAATGGAAGAAGCTGATCAGAAACATGCTCAAAATATGGAAAGTAAAGAGCATGATAGATTAACTAATCTTGATAAAGCAGCTGCTGATTCACTAACTAGACAATAAGGAGATATATGACAGATTTAGAACAAGTTGAGATTCAGATTGATGTAGCTCAAAAATTACGCTCTTTAAGAGATAATTGTGTTAAATTAAAAAATAACGAGTTTTTTAAGGATGTTATTGAAGAGGGTTATTTTAAAGAAGAAGCAGCTAGATTGGTTATGACTAAAAGTTCAAATCTTTCTCCTGAACAAATGGCAATAATAGATAGAATGATTTTTGGTGTTGGAGCTTTACATAATTATCTTGAAGGAGTTATGCGACGAGGCGCTGAAATGGATTTAGCTATAGGCGAACATGAACAAACTCGTGAAGAAATTTTAGCTGAGGAGATTAAAGTATGAATACAACCTCCTTAGAGTTATCCGATAAAGAATTTTTAGAACAAAATCCTGCGGACTTTTTATCTGATGAAGTTGAAGAAGGACCTTCAAACGATCAAAAATTAGGTATAAAAGAACCAGTTGAAGAAGTTGAACCATCAGATCAGACTGATGACAAGAGTACTACCTCCGAACCGGAGGTAAGTGAAGCACAGGAGCAAACTGAAGTTGCACCTAAAGAGGATGAAGTAAGCCAACCAGAAGGGGATACCCAGACGGAGCCAGAAAAATCCACTGATAGTGATACGACAGAATCTCTTGATACTAGTAAGAAAGACTCGACTGACACAGAGGGTGATAGCCCAGAAACTACAGAGTTTGATTACGAAAGTGCTTATAAAAGGGTATCTGAACCTTTCAAGGCCAATGGCATTGATATGCAGGTTAAGGATCCTGAGGATATTGTCCGTTTAATGCAAATGGGCGCTAATTATCAAAAGAAGATGGCGCAATTAAAGCCTAATCTTAAGATAATTAAGATATTAGAAAATAACGATCTTCTTAACGAAACTAAGTTATATAATCTAATTGATTTATCCAAAAAGAATCCTAAAGCTATCGCTAAGCTAGTTAAAGAAAGTGACGTAGATCCCTTAGATATTGACAAGGATGTTCCTGAGGACTATCAACCGACAGATTATTCTGTTTCTGATAAAGAGTATAATCTAGATGAGGTACTTGATGACATCAAACATACTGATACTTTTAATAGAACTATTAATGTTTTAACTAAGGAATGGGATATGGATAGTAAATCTACTATCTCAGAATATCCTGAAATTATTCGCATTATTAATTCTCATATGAGTAGTGGTGTATTTGATAAAGTTAATACGGTACTACAAAGAGATAAGGCATTAGGTAAAATGCCTGGTATTTCTGATGTAGACGCGTATAGACAAATCGTTGAGTTCATGCATAAAAATGGTGAACTTTATCAATCGAGTGATAATAAAGGAACACCCAAAGTATCAAGTAAAACTGACGAGAAGGCTAATGCTGATCGTAATAAAAAACGAAAAGCAGTAGCCCCGATTAAGCAAACTACTACACAAAAAACTTCAACTGATGAAGACTTCTTAGGTCTATCAGATGAAGAATTTATGAAGAAGTATGCTACTCGGTAATTCTTATTACTATTAACTGAGGACTTAAGTTATGGCTCATCAATATAATGATCCGGCGGGCGGAACTCCCTCGGATATCAGTACAACTCAAGCACGTACTGATTATTATTTTAAGAAAGCCCTTATTTCTGTTCGGGATAAGCAGTATTTCATGCCTTTGGCTGATGTACGTGCTATGCCAAAAAATATGGGTAAAAAGATCAAACAGGATGTCTATGTCCCGTTACTAGATGTACTTAATGTATCGGATCAAGGCTTAGATGCTGCTGGTACCGTACTGACAAACGGTACATGGTCTGCTTGGAATTCTTCCGGTGTACTACAAGATGACGACGCGGTTGATCGAGCTGCTGCTGTTATTGCTGCTGGTGCTGGTGGAGAAGTAGGAGAGAATGGCGGTAATCTTTATGGTTCATCTAAAGATACCGGAACAATTAAATCTAAAATCCCAACTCTCCGTGAAAACGGTGGTCGGGTTAACCGAGTTGGTTTTACACGTACTCAAATTGAAGGTGAACTACTTAAACGTGGTTTTTTCACTGAGTACACTCAGGAATCTATGGATTTTGACACTGATTCAGAGTTACTAATGCATATTACTGAGGAAGCCATTGTTGGTGCCAATGAGCTGACTGAAGCGGAGCTTCAGGCAGATCTTATTACTAATGCTACTGCGAATGGTACAGCTTATTTCGCAGGCGGTACTACTAAAGTAACGACTGATGAAGTTGTTACTTATACAGACCTTATGAACCTTTCTATTGCTTTGGATGATAATAAAACTCCTAAGCAAACAAAGGTTATTAGTGGTTCTCGTATGATTGATACCCGAACTGTTAATGGTGGTCGTATTATGTATGTTGGTTCTGATCTAATTCCAGTTTTAAGAGCTATGGTTGATTTACACAGCCAGCCTGCTTTCGTATCTGTTGAAAAGTATGCTGATGCTAGTAATATCATGAATGGCGAAATTGGGTCTGTTGATCAGTTCCGCATTGTTGTTGTTCCAGAAATGCAGTACGGCGAAAATGAAGGTGCCGAGAATGGATCAACTGCTGGTACTGGTGATAATGGTGTGGATATCTATCCGATGTTGGTCGTCGGTGATGGTGCTTTCACTACTATCGGTTTTCAGACTGATGGAAAGACTGTTAAATTTTCCATTAATCATAAACATCCGGGCAAAGAAATTGCTGACCTGAATGATCCATATGGTGAGACTGGGTTTTACTCTATCAAATGGTATTATGGGTTTATGGCGCTTCGCCCAGAACGTCTTGGTATTATTTGGACTTGCTTAACTGCAGCCTAATTAATACTGACTGTTTAACCGTTCCTCGGCGCGTTAGCGCCGGGGGACATTCTTTTAAATAAAATTAGGAGATAAGAATGGAATCAGAATTGGCAGAACCTACTAACAAAATGACAGATGATGAACTTCGACAAGAATTAGCAAATAATGGTGTTACTTTGCATCATAAAACAGGATCAAAGAAACTCGCTGCTACTCTGAAAGATGTTCGTGCTGGTAAGTATGAAAATGTTATCCCTGAAGAAGAAGCCGTAATAGTTGATGACAAACCTTACAACGGCGGATTACCTGGAGCTAGTAAAGCAGCTATAGAAGCAGCAACAAAAGCCTTAGTAGAAACTCCAGATCAAAAAGCCATGAAACTTACCCGTATAGTAGTTACGCCTAATGATCCTCTTATGAGTTCTTACCCAGGACTTATTTTTACTGTAGGTTCTTCAAAAGTTAATAATGGTCGTATGATTAAAAAGTTCGTGCCTTTTAACAACGAGGAAGGATGGCATGTCCCGCAAATTATTCTTAATCAAATTGAAAATGCTGAGATGCAAAAGTTTAAGACTGTCACTACTCCTAATGGTGAGAAGGTTTTGGAACCATATCTAACTAAGAAATTTAATGTAAGAATTTTGCCTCATCTTACACAGGAGGAAATGGATAGACTGGCTGCATCTCAAGCAGCCAATCCAGCGTTTCATACAGGAGCTAACTAATGCCAATTACTATCTCTAGTTTAACTGCTGGAGTTGCTACAGATGATGCCAATGTAGTAACAGGTACTGGTATATTCGATGACATGATGGAAACTGTTAATGCTCATATGGCTGCTCAGTTTAATTTAGGTCGAATTACCGGTAGTGATTACGCAACAGTGTATTTAACAGTAATGCAAGCTACTATACAACAAGCCGTAGCTTATACAGTGGGAGTTCAAAAAGGCAACGCTGAAGAATCTTTATTGTTTCAAAAGGAAATTACTGAATTTGCACAAACTGATCAGTCAACTAAAGTAGCTCCAAGTACTACTAGTATTATGGGAGCAGCAGCTGCTTTATCTGCTGAACAAGCTAAAGGCTTTAAATGGAATGCTGATCAGAAATATCTTAAAACTATTTTAGATGCTTGGAGTATTAATATTTCTACGGCAGGTGTACCAGCTACGCAAGTAACTGCTATTAATGCATCTGGTACCGATAATATTAATGATCATATAGCTAACGCCGAGCCTACCGGATAGGAGGCGTAATGGGGTTTATCGGTGATATTTTTTCAGCAATTATTGATGTTATTGTATTTATAGTTGAAGCTGTTATACAAGTAGTTGAAATGGTAGTCCAGCTTATCATGATACTGCTTGGTTGGGATAGTGGAAGTACCCAAATTATCGAGTATTATGAAGTTCATAACGTCCCCTTATTCGATGACGTAGACAAGAAAAACCCCCTCCTACAATCAGTTATTCAAAGCGTTCTTAAAGATGAAGATATTGCCGGCTCTCTAATTTATCATACTGCATTTCGTAGCCTTAAAGGAAATGTCGGGGAGTTTATGGATTTTATTGACAATGGAAACTATTTTGAAAGTTTCCCTACTGTAGAATCCTATATTTTAGTTATAGATTACGATGAATTAACATCTGCATTGAATACTCTTAATGGAGTTCCTTGTACTAATGAAAATGCTTATTTAAGAGCGTTGTCTAATACTGATTGGGTTCAATATTGGTTACAAGAAAATAAAGATTTTGATGTAGGAGCTAATTTACTAGGTACAGAGTTTCGTGAAGTTACTACTGGTCCATATACTCCGGCTTCAGATACTGTTAATGTCACTCCGTCACTAAATCATTTTCAAGTAGATATAACAAGTGCAGTAGCTCCGTCAGATGATGTATTAGCTGATATGCGATGGCATGTTAATTTTAATACTATTGTTTATAATGCAGGTACAGATGACTACACCGTTCAAGTATATAACGAGGCAGATGTAGTTCGGACCCTCCCTTACACCGTACCTAGTAAACCAGTACAATTACACTATGTTTCGTTTTATTACAGAGATGTTGATCCATCTAGACAATACATATTTATTTATAAAGTAGGTACTAATGTATATCCAGATTTAGACGAAGTAGAAACCCCTATTGACGAAGATGGGGCAACTCTTGAAACCCTTCCTGCCATACCATTAAGAATAAGTAATGCTAACTACACTACCTTTGGTGCAACTAAACAAGCTCAAATAGAAGAAATATTGATGATACTGCATTTAGATGCTGAAGAAATTCTTGATGCAGTTATGAATGATCCTGATGCTGAACCAGGAGATATAGATAATATCTATGTTAATTTTGGTGTGCGTATGTGGGATACCTCTCAAGCAGGAATGTCATATTTGTATAATATGTTTGAAAATTTATACCCCTCACAAGGAGTTACACAGGGCGATTATAACAATAGCCCAGCGGGAGACGATAAACCGGCGAATAATATTCTTACTACAACAGATGATAATAAATATGCTTTTCAGTTTAATTATCTTACGTACACGCATACCTCATTATTAGATATTGATGCAAATAGTGGGAGTCCCGAAAATGGCATATATTATTCTGATATGTCTAAATTTGGAGCCGATGGGCTATTAATGTACAACTATTACGTTTCTTCTGGAAAAGGCACTTATAACGTAGGGTATAAAGCAGATAATCTAACTGAAGTACAGGATTTCCTAGATGGTAATGGTGTACCTAACCCAGGTACCACTACAGCAGAAGCTACCAATTGGCTACAAGTAACTGAACGTATGACTTATAACGCTCCTACTCCTGTCTTATTAGAAGCAGGTGGAGCTGTTAGTACAATAATATATTTAACTCCTGATTTGGTGTATGAAAACAATGGTTCAGGTGTATTACGACTGGTTGAAGGAGCTTCTGAAGAAACAACTTCAGGACAATCAATTACTTATTATTGCTGTAAACCTTCAGGATTAGATGCTTATACAGTATCTGGTCCAATTGGTGCATTAAAAGTTATTGATGGGGCTAGTGGGCGTTTTAACATGGTTAAATTTAACCTTGGGAACAAAGCAGATTTAATGGTTCCCTTTATTCATACCTTTATTAAAGATCTATCTAATACGGAGGTTAGTAAATTATTTCTAGCAGGAGCGCACGTATCTATTTATATAGCTCATTATGAGGTTATCCATCATGCAGGCATGAGTTTCCTTCAAGCTCTTGTAATGATTATTATTATTATTGTTGTAGCTTATTTTACATGGGGAGCTGGAGTAGGAGCAGTAGGCGGTACATTAGGACCAATTATTGCAGCTATAGGCGCTGGAACATACATAATAGCAATGAATCTTATTTTTAATGCTTTGATTAATCTGGCTATAAGAATGGTTGTCCAGATGATTATTGAATTAATTATTAAAGAAATAGCTGGTGATAATGAAATGCTGGCTATGCTACTTAATATAGTTGCTATGGTGGCTATGTCATCATGGGAAGGTAATGTAAGTTATGGAACTGGTGCACCTCATGGCACAGTACAACCAGGTACTTACAGTGGTACAGGAGGAGCAGATATAGGAATGGGAGGAGGTAGTATAGAATTCACATCTGCCCCTAAAAGCTTTCACTTCACTAATATGACGAGTTTTAGTTTTAGTTCTCTTACAGCATTTGATTTTGCAAATATAGCATTTGATGTCATAACTGGCATGAATACAATTGCGTTGCATCAAGTACAAAAGCTGGGACAGGATTTAGCAAAAGAAAGAATAGAATTTGAAGAATATATGGACAAATCAAGTAAAGAAATGGCCGGTATGATGGCAACAAATATTGAGCCATTGTTATCTCCAACAGATCTTAGTATGATTATTAGAGCAACTAATAAAGGAGGAGCATTAGGAGGAGAAAAATACTTTGCTTTATACGATGCCCAATATGAAATTCCTTATACAAGCTGGGCATTTAGTGAGACTATTAATAATAAGATAACTAATAGCTCTCTATACATATAGACAATTAATATAAATCATAGTAGTATTTACATAACATATTACGCAGTAATAAGGGGATCGATATGACACAAGCTACTTGGGATAATAATTGGGGAAAAGGCTGGCCAGGTCAAAAAACGGCTAAACCTAGAGCTAATAAAAAAGGAAATCCGTTCCAGGGTATATGGCAAGGTAAAAATAATAGTGCTGGGCAGACTCCAGACTGGAATACTATGTCGTATCAGGGACAGCAATTAGCAGAGCAGATGCTGCAAATGAGGAAAGAAGGGTATAGTGACGCAGATATAAAATATTCCATCGATAACAGAATACCCACAAAGGGGTTGGCTCAACAACCGGGTTTTCAATTTCCTAGTGCAAATATGAAACTTCCTACTTCACAGTATAGTGCTCCAGGCACTCATGCTATGGACCAGCCTTATAATTCATACTACGGCGGATCTAGAGCCACTAATGAGAAGAAATCACAGGGCAATATTGCAATTGAGAAAAATAAAGATTCTGGTAAGGGGTATGTAGAAGATAGTTTAAATGAACTGTCAGGCCTAACATGGGGACAAGTTGGTGATCAAATTAATGCTATGGCAGATATGCAGACAGAGGGTGAGGGCGGAGCTTGGTATGATGATTTATGGCAGGGTGCTAAAGACATGGGAATTAAAGGGTGGGGTGAACTTGGGTTAGGAGCATATAAAGCATACCAAGGTTGGCAAGCAAACGAAAGAGCCAAGGAGCAGTATGGATTAGCTCGAGAAACTCTTGATTACCAGAAAAAATCATACGAACAAAATCGTCAAGATCAAATGCATGCATTCAATACTAATGCTCAGAATGTAAATGCATGGAAGACTGCTCAAGGACGTACTGATCTTAATACATTAATGGTTTAATTTAGAGGAATAATCATGGTTGCAACATGGAAAAATATAGGTCAATTTGATTCAGATATGGTAGGTGAAGCACGAAAAGCAAATGATCAAATGGCTGCAGCTGGAAAAGTCACGTCTGAAGGGCTTGGCGAAGTATTACAAGCACCAGAAGATGCCATAATGAATCAAGCTAAAACTGCTCTTATGAATCTTGATAGTGACCAAGCACGTGAAGAATTCTTGCTAGAGAATCCATCTTCTTTTCATGATGCAGACAAACTTAAAACATTTAGAGAAGAATTGATGGAGACTGACGGAGCACGTGAGAAGGAAAGTCATAAACTAACTCTTCTAAGTCAATCAAAAATCCTTGATGGAATTCAGGACCCTGTTGAACGAAAACGAAAAATGGGTGAGTTTCAAATGAGTAATGATTTTAAAGGAATTAATGATGACGAAGGTATGCATAGTTCTAGAATGACTAAGATGTTGAACAATCAACAATTTAAAATCACAAGAGATACTATTGAAGAAGCTGGGGGAAACCCAGATGATGAATTAACTTTCAATGAAGACGTTGAGCAAAGAGTATTTGATATTGTCGATAAAAATATAAGAACTCAATATTACGGCGCAAGCGCAGCAACTATTGAAGCAAAAAGAAATGAAGCATTAGCAGCATCACCCTGGGGAGCAATGTTTACTCGTCGAACAAAAAGACGAGAACAAATGACTGACCTGGATGTACAGTCAGAAACTCTTGCTCATGCCATAACTGATAATATAGGTGGTAAAAGTCCCGAGTCTCAAACTAAATTAGTCGATTCAGTAAATCAAGCAATGGACTTTTATCTCAACAATGCAACTCAACTAAATGACCAACAGAAACAATGGTTACAAAAACCAATATTAAGAGCATTAGAAGGAGAAGGTATAGACGCCACTCAGAGATGGTTTGAGATTAATAAAGAGCATGATGTAGATAACCCCGGTAGCGTAAAGAATCAAAGAAGATTTGGACGAGAAATATCCAGCCAATTAAGGAACAAATTTCCAACTTTAGATCAAGACATAATTGATACACATATTGCCGACCTAATTAGTAGATCTGGTTTAGAAGGAATGATTGGAAAAGGTAATATGGTCTACGAGTACCAGCAAAAATTGGACAGAGAGTTTATGGACTCAGTAAGCGGAATGAAGAAAGGTATAGTAGATGACCTTATACAATTCCGAAAAATTGGTGTAGCTGGAACTGTTAGGCAAGATCTTGAAGAAGCTATGAATAAAAGATGGGGGAAAGGTGAAGACGGAAGGGCTAAGGTTACTGGTGTAGAACGGAACGACCTAATCAAACAAACTGCGGAAACAGTTAAAAAAATTAAAGGTGCATTTATAAATAGCAAGTTTAAAAGTACTTTAACTAAAGCTCAGGAAGCAACCCTTGATTTAGCTATACATAGATTCTTGACAACTACAGTTGGATATGATCCAGATGAAGGGTACGTTCCTTT